GCATCTACTGGTGAAATCCGTGACGATAAAAAGCATATGTCCATGCTTGAAGATTATTGGTTGCCACGAAGAGAAGGTGGTAGAGGAACTGAAATCTCTACACTCGACGGTGGACAGAATCTCGGTGAAATGGAAGATGTTGAATACTTCAAGAAGAAACTTTACAAGTCGTTAAATGTTCCTTCTACTCGTCTTGAAGCAGACAATGGTTTTAATATGGGCCGTTCCGCAGAAATTACTAGAGATGAAGTTAAGTTTTCCAAGTTCATTTATAGACTTAGAAAGAAATTCTCTGAGTTATTCCTGAGCATTCTTCGAATTCAATTAGTGTTGAAAGGCATTATTACCGAAGATGATTGGACTTCAATTGTTCAAGATGTCGATTTTGAATACAAAAAAGATTCATTTTATGCTGAATTGAAAGAAGCAGAGATTCTAAAGGAAAGAATGGATGTCTTGAATACTATGGATGAATATATAGGTAAGTATTACTCTATTGATTATATTCGAAAAAATGTATTAAAACAGACCGATGCAGATATTAAAGAAATTGATAAACAAATAGAACTAGAAAAACAATCTGGAAAAATAGAAGGAGAAGATGAAGATGGGTTCTGAGATTAGAAAAATGGTAGATTCTGTTGCAAACAAAAACATAAACTCCTTTGCAAAGCGATTTGATTCTGCTATAAAAGATAGAATTGGGTTAAAGATTGACGACAAAAGAGGCGGCATTTCATCCACTCTTTTAAATAAACCATCTTCCACTAGCGAAATTGAACCAGAAATCAATTTCGAAGAATCCGCAGAAGCAACTAGAAGATTAGTTCATTCCCTTCAGTTTGTTTCAGAAAACAATGAGGGTGTAGTTCTAGAACTTATGAATGGCGACAAAGTAGACCTTTTGCCAAAGGATGCAAAACTCATCACAGATGTGCATGACATTTTGACAGAAGAAAATCAAGTAGACTTTAGAAATAATGTAATGAAAGATAAAGAATCTTTTAATTCCATGATTGAATTTTCAAAGGAAAATAACTGAATGCCTGGTATTAGAAGCATAATCAAATCTATATTTACTGGCGACTACAATTCCGCAAAGAAAGAAACATCTACGGTATTGTATCAAAAGGCAGGCCATCGATTAGAAACTGCCAAAGAACAACTTGCTACTACTTATTCACATCCCAACACAGATTGTGGATGTGCAGATAACGGGGAGGAATCAAACGAATGAAACTAATTACAGAAACAACAGAAGATATTCGATATCTCGTAGAGGACTCAAAAGACGGAAAAAAGAGTTACTACATTGAGGGCATTTTTATGCAATCTCAAAAAGAGAATCGAAATGGTCGAGTATATCCCAAGCAGACTCTTTTTAACGAAGTAAAAAGATATAACAAAGAATATGTCAACAACGGCAGAGCAATGGGAGAATTGGGACATCCCGAAGGCCCTGCATTGAATCTCGAAAGAGTATCCCACATTATCCGCGAACTTAAAGAAGACGGAAATAATGTGTGGGGGAAAGCAAAGATTTTAGATACTCCATATGGTAATATTGTAAAGAACCTAATGGATGAAGGTGCCAGACTTGGCGTTTCATCAAGAGGAATGGGTTCTTTGAAGCAAGTAAATGGTGTGAATGAAGTTCAGAAAGATTTTATGCTTTCAGCAGTGGATATTGTCGCAGACCCATCTGCTCCAGATGCATTTGTAAACGGCATCATGGAAGGAAAAGAATGGGTATGGGATAACGGAAAACTACAAGAATGCGAAATTGCAGAATACGAAAGACAGATTAAGACTGCATCTCGTAGAGAATTAGAAGAAAAGTCACTAAACGCTTGGAAAGATTTCCTTTCTAAGATGTGAAAAACTTGAATTATATAAATAAAAGGCAGTATAAGAATAAATATCTTTCCTAAAACAAGATTTCATTGAAAGAGGAGTAATCAAAAATGGACTATAAAGACCCCATTGAAGCAGCCAAAGCAGTTCTCATGCGAGAGCATGAAGAAGTTGCTGAACTAGTAGAGTCTACAGATCCCGAAGAAACTGAAGAAGAAGTTTCTGAAGAGGAAGTAGAGGAATGCACAGAAGAAGCCATCGAAGAAGCAAAGTCAAAGACAAACGAAGACGATGCTGAAGATGAAGATGATGACGACGACGAAGAAGAAGTCGAAGAAGGTCATTACGGCAAGAAGAAGAAGAATGAAGAAGACGAGGACGAAGACGAAGAAGAAGACCTCGACGAAGCAGAAACTATTCTCGATGTAGACGATAACCAGGCCGCTGATGGTAAAAAGGCAACCCCCGCACCTAAAGGTAAGGGTAAAGCAAAAGATCCAAAAGCAAAGGCATCAAAAGCAAGCGGTAAGATTGACAAGATTTCTGCTAAGGAACATCTTGAGGTTCTCTTCTCCGCATCTGGTGATGAACTATCAGAAGAATTTAAGACTGCCGCTTCTACTCTATTCGAAACAGCAATCAATGACCGAGTATCGTCAATCGAAGAAGAACTTCGTAGCGATTATGATACAGTCATTGCAGAGCATACCGAAAAGATTACTACCGAACTAACAGAGCGTTTAATCGAAAATGGCTTGAGAGCAGAAATTGCTGAGTCATTCATCGGTGGACTTCGTGAACTCTTTGAAAATAACAGCATCACAATCCCTGATGAGAATTATGAGATTCTAGAGGGTGTTGTTAATAAAGCAGAGGAACTCGAAACCAGTCTAAACGAAGAAATGGAAAAGAACATCGAACTCCGCAAGGAACTCGTAGAACATCAGTGCAACTGCATTTTCCATGAAGTTAGCGCCAATATGGTAGACACTGAAGTAGAAAAACTTCGAAGTCTATCAGAAGGTGTTGAATACGACACACCTGAGCAATACAAAGAGAAGTTAGAAGTCATCAAAGAAAACTACTTTGGCGAAAATGCTGTAGTAGCAAACGATGAAGACACAACTACTCCCACAGGTGAAGTAGAGTATGAATCAAATGGCACCATTATGGATGCATATGTAAGTTCATTAACTCGTAGTATTAAGAAGTGATATCGTATATCCTAATCAAAAATTAAGATATTATACATAGTAAGAAGTTAAACAAGTATTATTTCCTAAAAGATTTTAAACCACATAGGACTAAAGGAGAAACTAGAATGGAACCAAATAAACTAGCAAATGCTGATCAACTAAAGGAGAAGTGGTCTCCCGTTCTTGATCACAGTTCACTCAATCCAATTGAGGATAACTATCGCAAGAGCGTAACTGCTATTCTTCTTGAGAATCAAGAGATGGCAATTCGTGAAGCAAATGGTGAATCACTCAACGAAGCAACACCTGTCAACCAAGCAGGCGCCGGTATCGTTCATACTGGTGGTAACTCAAACATGCAGGGATTTGATCCAATTCTAATCTCTCTTGTTCGCCGTGCAATGCCAAATCTAATGGCATACGATGTTTGCGGTGTTCAACCAATGACAGGACCTACTGGACTCATCTTCGCTCTCAAGAGCAAGTATTCCGGTCAAGGTGGAACAGAAGCACTCTTCAACGAAGCAAACATTCGCTTCGGTGGAACTTCCGATGCAGGACCAACTACTGATAACCTTGGTAATGGTGACCCACTCTTCGGTGACTCAGGTGTTTCCGGTGAAGCCGCAGGTGCATTGGACTACAACTATGCAAATGGTGGTATGTCAACAAGCGCCGCTGAAGGTCTAGGACAGTCTGGAACTGGTTTCAACGAAATGGCATTCAGCATCACTCGCACTGCTGTAACTGCTAAGACCCGTGCATTGAAAGCAGAATACACCACAGAACTCGCTCAAGACCTCAAAGCAGTCCACGGACTAGATGCAGAGTCTGAACTCGCTAACATTCTCAGCAACGAAATTCTTGCTGAAATCAACCGCGAAGTCATTCGAACCATCTACGGAAATGCTGTTCTTGGTTGCCAACACGAAGACCTTCGTGGTAGAGCATCCGGCGGAACTGGTATCTCCGGTTCAAGTGCTGTTGGTGGTGTCTACGATGTCCAACAGGACGCCGATGGACGATGGAGTGCAGAGCGTTGGCGCGGACTTCTCTACCAATTAGAGAGAGAAGCAAACACCATCGCCAAGCAAACTCGTCGCGGAAAGGGCAACTTCGTAATCTGCTCCGCAGATGTCGCATCCGCCCTCGCAATGAGTGGTTTCCTCACCATCTCACCTGCACAAAACACTAACCTCAATGTCGATGACACAGGTAACACTTATGCAGGAATGTTGAATGGTAAGATGAAGGTTTACATCGACCCATACTCAGGACCTGGTATTGCAGCCGCTAACAAGAACTACGCTTGTGTCGGTTACAGAGGAACAAGTCCATATGACGCTGGTATGTTCTACTGCCCATATGTTCCACTACAAATGGTGAGAGCAGTTGGTGAGAACACCTTCCAGCCCAAGATTGGATTCAAGACTCGTTACGGTATTGTAAACAACCCATTCGTAGCAACTGCTGACCCACACGCCGCAGCCGCTCGAAGAAAGAACCAATACTATCGAATCTTCCGAATCGATAATCTACACGGACTCGGTTCTTGATAAGTAAAAAACTCTGAAATAGTCCTTGATTATTTAAAGGGGGAGTTCCAAAACGGGACTCCCCCTTT